GGAATACTTTCGTGTTCAGGCCGTTGGAGCTGGTGGCAAGGCTGCCGCCGGAACCAGTGCCGTTCTGGTACGGGATTTTCACCTGCTTAATAGCCGCCCGGATGTTGCTGTCGATGAGGTTGTAGAACGTTCCGTTCAGGTATGTGTGGATGCTGGAATCCTTGTAGGAGTTACCGTTGCCGAATGTGGACGTGGTGTAGATGTCCTTCATCAGTAGCCAAGTACCGTCACAGCTGGCATCATAGGTACCGGTATTCGGGTTGCCCTGCTGCACAACAATAAAATCTTTGGACGCGCCGTTGACCTTGATTTTGACAATGCTGCCAACGGCTTTTGCTCCCAGTTTTACGTTTGCCATTGTTACCTCCTTAATAAAATCAGGCCCACGGCAAAATGCCTGCGGGCCGCGTGTTCTGCGATACAGAGAGGGACAGGGCTTTGTGCTGCTTCTTGTAGATGCAGCGGCATTGCCTCGCCCGCCGTCTGTCACGCGCGAGTTTGTTCGAGTTGATTTTTCGATGGATAGGGATTTTACAGTCAAGCAATTTTTCGAGCCGGTCAGCGTACTTGCGGCGTAAAGAGTAAGTATCACCATGGGCGGCATGGGCATCCCACGCATCAAAGCTCCGCAGGATTTCCTGCTTGGTCGCTTCGCCTGCGGGGTATGCCGTCTCCCAATATCTGATCTTGTTCTTCATCCGCTTGGAGCTATCCCGGCGCAGCTTTTGGATGACCGCGCCGGTGTCGGTCAGGTAGCTATGGAATCCCAGAAAATCAATACCGTTCCGCAGCGGGAAAATGGCGGTTTTCTGGTTCAGCTCAAGGCCGTAACTGTCCATAAGCGCCCGCACATCCCGGAGAATGCACTGCAATTTCTTCTTGTCCGAACAGATGATATAGAAATCATCCATGTATCGGCCATAGTATTTGATGCGGTACTTCTCTTTGATGATGTGGTCGAACTCATCCAAAAACATCAGCGCAAAGAGCTGGCTCGTCTGGTAGCCCAGCGGCAAGCCGTCCTCCATCACGTCGATGTAGATGCAAAGCAGCTCATAGACACGCGGGTCAACGCCGCGCTTGTCCAGCACGGCCTTGAGCTTGCGTTTTAGCTTCCGGTGGTCGATGCTGGCGAAGAAATGCCGCACGTCGCCTTTCAGCACCCAGCCGTCCGCGCCGTGGCCCTCACGGCGGTAATAGTCCACCATGTGGGTTTTCAGGCGCATCAGGCCGTCGTCTGTGCCTTTTCCGGTCTGGCTGGCGTGGCTGTCCCGGATAAAGCTCTTTGTCAGGGCATCATACAGGATGTTATCGACCAGAGCGTGCAGCACCACCTTGTCCACAAATGCGGGGGCGTGTACCATGCGGCGCTTCGGCTCGTAGACGGCAAAGACCTCAAACTTACTTGGCACATAGCGTATCTGCTGCCGAATGCTCCCGTCTGGCTGCCGCACATTGCAGACAGCCAGCTTACGGGAGAGCTTTTCCGTGCAGGCCAGCGCCTGCGCCTCGTACTCGATTGTTTTGCTTTTACTGCGCTTTCCCTTCCGGGCTTCAAGGTAGGCTTTGTAAAGTACCTCAAAGCTGCACAGTTCTTCGTATGTCAAAATGACCCTCCGCTGGTTCGCGTTACGGTAGTGGGCTGCATCCGGCAGGGATGGCCCACCTCAGCGGGATGTATTTATCACTTGCCTGCATCGGCAAGCGACAGGATGCGGTTTCCTTTGATGGGCGCACTGCTTTCAGCTTATGCCTACTCGTCACACGGTTCCATCAGAGCGGGGCGAACACCATAGGAGTTGTTGTACCAGTTGTTGTTGTTGGAGCCATCGGTGTTGA